TGGGTGTTAGTAACAGCAGCAGTAGCAATCTCAGTGTTACCTACAGCACCAGCAGCAATGGCAGCTGAATCAACAGCAGCAGCAGCAATAGCAGTATTCCCTAACGTACCCCAAGTAATTGTTCCAGACCCATCTGTCTGTAGAAGATTACCAGAAGAACCGCCCGGTATGTTCAGGTTACCGACGGCGGGGAAGGTTATCAGTGTTGTGTTACCGAAGTTAGCAACACCTGAGAAAGTGGCATTAATAGTAGCAGTCAGAGTATTTGCGGTGAGAGTGTCAGAGGCACCAGGAGTAGCTAACGAATGGATTTCTCCAAATGCCTGATTGGTTCTGGTTCTCCAAGTCCCAAATGTATCTGATGTCTGTACATTCGCAATTAAAACCATAGTGTTGTCATAAGCTCCTTATTTCTCTTTATTTATCATCGTTGTTAGTAACTGTTTAATCTCTGTAACATCGTTCTCTAAACTACTTATCCTCTGACCCAAATTCCTCTGGCTTTTGTATGTATCAAGGGCTTGTTTGTTTGTATTCAATAGACCGATAGACTTTGAATCCCTTGTAAAATCATGTTCCTCTTTCTGTGCCATCCTATGCCATCTTACGCAAACGCAATTACTCGTAACCCTCTAACTTTAGGTGGTTTCGCCGTATTTGAAGATGTCAACACAATCTTAATAGCATAAGTTTGGAATGACGTATACGTTGCACCACCACTTGTTGTATATGTAATTGATGGGAAATTCGCGCTTGATGACGTATATGTTATTTCTAGGAAGTTATCTCTTGCACTTGCTACATTACCAGCAGAATCTTTTTCATACATTTTTACCCAAGTCTTATCGGCCATAAGTTCTGAATCATCAGCTGAAAGTACCTTATAATAAACCGAAATATCAGCAGTTGATTCTTTATATCCATCAAGAGTAACCTGAAGGTCTGTAGCATCAAATCCTGGTTTAAGTTTAACTGTACGGGAAATATACCTAGCATTAGCCGCACCACCCACCGTATTTGCTTCACCCGCAGTGCTATTATTAATAAGGTTTTCTACAGTAATCACAGACATTCTTTTTGTATCAATAACAGGCGAAATATCTGAATTTAATGACACCAATTGTGCTCTAGTTTTATATGAACCGTTAGAATTTTTAATATGGTGTTGTTCATCAAAAAATATATTATCGTTTCCAATAGTAGATACCCACGATGTATCAAGTGAACCAGTTGAAACTTTGGTTGCTTTTTGCGAATAATGGATACCACTGCTATATGGTGTCAAATCTTGTATAACAGGTCGTATAAGATCCATATTTGTGTTGGATGTTGCGGCCGGTGTATTTAATATTGCTTCATGTGTTCCACCTGTTGTAAAGACACATTTCTTCAACAGGAACATCATATCTTGTGTTTGTTCTGGTGTCCATGTGGATGAATTTTGTGATTTGAATAATGAACCAATATATGGTTGTTGAGCAATTCTTTCTGTTGTTCCCAGTTTGAATTTGCCCATTTCAGAAATCCAGGCTTCATAATCAATTGATTGGGCCAGCAACACAAATGCATATTCTTCACCAGGTGAAAGATAAACAGGTGCATCAAAAACAAATTCGGTTGATGCGGTCGCATCATCACTCACATTAACATTAGCAGCTTGTACAATGACTGTACTGAATGGAAGAATCTTGTTTGCAGATGGGTAACCATTTTCTGTTGTTCTTATTTGGCAAATAAGAGGCATTGTATCTGATTTACTTTTCAGATACACTGTAAGGCTACTAATATATACCCCTTCTTCATACAGGGTTCCATCCACAATAAATGTCTGGGCTAATGGGTCATATTTACAGTAATTTTTGTATACTGGATCGCCGGCCCCCTCGTCGGCCGCCCATCGGCCAAGCTGGCGGCCGTAACCGTTAGGAACTAGTGGCATCCAGGGGCCCCCGCTGGGCCCGGTGGATCTGGGGAGTCCTTCATAGGTTGAGGTCGTTGGCACTCCTGCTGTAGTCCGCCTTTCATCAAACATTTCAGTCTTTACACCACCCCAGGTCCTCACTGACATACTCGTATTTTCAACAGTTTTTATGAGTCCTTGAGCAGCATATGTTTGTTCAGCCATTGTAGTACAAACTCCAATGTCATTGGAAGAACTATCAATAAGTCTAAAGAGCCGTTCACCAGTTCTAAAATTTAATATGTCTGTTGCGGGTATAGCAAATGTTAGAGTGATACTGCCGACTGAATTTGTTCTAAGTTCACCACCTAGAGAACCACCAGCTGGTGTACATTGTGCATTAATATCAACTCTATCAAAGAAGGCATAAACCCTTGTATTTGGTCTCATGCCATGAGTTGTAATAGTAACATCTCTAGCCCTAATGAATGGAACGATACCAACATCAACAACTCTATCACCTAAAGATCTCGTAATTGTTTCAGGTGTAAAAGAAAATCCTTCTCCTTGACGTTCTTGTTCTAAATAATTTTCATAAGTTGTAGATACCCCTACAGGACGTGCAGCCCAATATCCCGGGTTAACCAGCCCCCAATCGCCAAGGCCTGAAGGCCTGGCTTGGAAGTGATTCACCATTTTAACACTAGAACTTTTGACCCTTGTCCCGGTGTTTATGGTTTCCCATTCATTCCAATTTGCTCCATATCCTTTTGCCATTAGGCCATTAATTGTCTGACCAAGGAATTCCCACGCATCATTATTACCAGAGAAATTGACTAATACATCTGGCTTCCGGGTTATATCTATCCATTCGTCTGAGGGTGGATCCAATTTCATTACACCAAACCATTTGATAACATCAAACGGATTTATATTAACATACGTAGAACAAAGTGGTTGTGTAATAAAGGTTTCAGTGGAATATGGAAGTGTAAGAATATCGCCAGTTAATTGTATACCTGTACTTTCTGTATTTGCATATGATAATGCATAATTCCTTGTTAAAAATGGTGCTACTAATTCTTGGTTTTCAGAGTCAACAGCAATCCTATAATCCATATTTCTTACGTCACCGATATTGTGACCAGTAAACTGGTCTACAAGAATACCATTCTTAAACCTATCTAATCCAGCTGAATCTTGTACAATCATATTTTTTGCACTATCTTCAAGTAATGAAAGTGTGGTATAATATTCCAACCTTTCAACTCGGCGAACAATATCACCAATCATCTTCATAGTGTATCTTGGGTTACCAACAAACCTTACTTTAATGTCTTTTGCATTGAATGTATATGCCGGTACAGCAATATGATATAGTACCATAAGTCTTTCTTCTGAAACATTAGGTGTTTTTGGACTTGGAGAAGGAATTCCCCGTGTAAGTCCTAATACGGCAGATGTATCCAGAGAAAGAAGATCACTTCTTGGAAGATAGGCATCAAAATCTGTTTGGACATTTGTGCTATCATCTGGTATTTGTATGTTTTCAAATGTTGTATTACCGTCGGCTCTACGGGGTCTGAAATCTAGACAATCTCTCAATTCAACTTCTTGACTGGTGGTAGGTGAAACATATGAAGGAATATCACCGTATGGGATACTATATGAATCAACAGAGCAATAACCTGTTCCCGTGTGTGAGAAGTTATCGTACACAACTTTAATTTGACCAGTAGGAGCAGTAGCACCATAGTTTAATGTGATACTACCATGGTCATAGTAATTGTCTTTTTGGCCAGTATTGAGAGTATAACTATTAGCTAAATTCGTATTACCTACATCAAGTGATGTAATGGTTCCATTTGCACCAGATGTTGCACCTAGTACAACTTCACTATTTGCAAATGTACCATAATTAGTAACATATTCGAGGGTAGAGTTTCCACTGGTCCATAAAATAACATCACCATTAGCATTAGATGTTGAACCTGTTATGATTTCACCTTGCCCGAAAGTTCCTGTAACAGTGCCAAGTGTAAGTACGGGTGGGACAGGAGTAAAAGTGGTGTTTGCTCCTGTGTATATACCTTTTAACTTATAAATGTCTGAAGCAGGAATAGTCTCTGTTGCAGTTGCACTCGTATTTGGATTTGTAATTACATGTACTTGGTTTATGTTTAGAGTTTTTGATTTTTCTTGAGCAACATTATCTTCTATAGTTGCAATAATTGTACATTCAATACTTAATGAAGCATTAGATAAGTTAAACGTTGCTTGTGTAGAGGGACTAACTGTGATTGCCCGGCCACCAGTGTCCATATATAAAACATCACCCTTATTAATAGAACCTGCTTCTTCTTCGGCAATGACATGATAGTATGTTGCCTTATTTGAGTTGGATAATGCTCCAGAACCATAAAATGCTTCAGAAGCAGCAGCTGTTGTTATAGTTGCCGTACCTGAGGTAAATGCAACGTCTTTAAAGACTCTACGGAATCTATAATTTGTATCTACATTACCACTGGCATCACGGATTGTTTTGATAGTTGCATACGGTAATGAGTAAACAAGACTATTATAGTTAGAATCAAACAATAAAGAATTGTTATCACTATTTTGCCCGGTTACAGTTTCAATGTCTGCTTTACCCGCTAGGGTGTTATTATACGGCCCAACAAACAATCCATTAACTGCGGCAAATTCATTACCTCCAGTATATGAAGCATTAAAGAGGTATCCTCTATATATATACGGGCCCGCTGCAGAACCGCTCTCATATGTAAGCTGTCTTATTCGTGCAGTACCAATTTTTGTGTTTGCATAATTTGAGGAACTAGAGCTATCAATAGGCGCTTGGTCAAAAATAACAGTTCCGTTTGCACCAGAGGTCAACCCCGTTATGGTTTCACCATTTGCAAATGCGGTTACTGATTGAGCATTAACACTAAGAACATTATCTGAGGAACTCCAGTACATAACTTGTGCATTTGCACCGGATGTATTGCCAGTTACAACCTCACTTAATGTAAAGTTCCCCGCCTGTGGTGAAGATGTTGAACTACTGAATGTGATTCGTCTGTGGGCTGGAGCATTATGAAGGTCAACTTCTTCCATAGCAGTTATATCAAACGGTCCTTCGACACCAGTTAAGAGACAATAATTTCCATACTGAGCAAACGTATCAATGTTGTTGTAAGCTTGGGTAGTCCGAGCTTTTAGAACATCCATATATGTGGTTGCATAGGATTCTATTTCTGTACCATAGATAAAACATTTACACGGTTCAACGGCCATAGAAAGTAGTTCGGTGTTTCCTCCTATGTGGTCTTTAAAATGAACCACAGGATGTGTAACCGTATATGAACCTGATTCATCATAGGTTCTGCGGGCCATAGTTTTTCCTAATTCCGAATATTCTGTGTGTTTTACAATATCATGAACATAACCGTCCTTAACTGTCATCAGGTTAATAAATTTAGTATCTGCGTCCCCTATATCTTTAGACGCAAGTGTGAGGGTGATTTTGAATCTATCACTACCAGGAGCAGCATAATTGTATGCACCCTGAGCAGGGTCAAGTATCGTAGAATCGTCCCCCGAATTAATTGTTTCTTCTGTTACAGTCCACCCAACCTTTTTAGTTGGTCTATCCGTATATTTACCTACAACAACTTGTTGTTTGGTGTTTCGTACAAAAAAGCCATCAATGAAATATACACCAGCTTCTACACCAACAACGAATGAATTTCCTGTTGGTGTGGTTGTTGCTGTGTTAGCAAGATTTGTTGATGTTCCAAATTCTCTAATATATTCATTAGTAGAAAAATTTGTATCTGATAGTAATCTTACATACAATGTGGGAGGGTCACTACCACCAGCGGCTGTGGATAATATACAAACACCATTAGCACCAGATGTTGCGCCGAAAATTTTCTTGCCTTCCAAAGTGGAAGGAACTATTGTATTCGCACCTAATGTAGGTTGTAATTTGATATAATTGACTTTATTATCAAGTGAAACGCCACCATCAATCAGAGGAGAACCATTCTCAAAAACGTGTCTACCAAACCTATTAAACTGTTCTTGTAGAATGGTTTGGAGTTGGGTTAGTTCTCTTGCTTGGACGGCTTTTCCAGGTCTGAATAATACACGATGGAAATTTTTGTCTTCATCAAAGTCATCGTAATACGGATCTACATTAAAATCTGTGTCTAGGTCTGCCATTTATTTTGTTCCACCTTTAGAATTGTATGACCAATTTAACGTCTTCTATCTGGTCAGCTGCCCTACTAATAGGACTTCTATTTTCAACATACAGAATATCACCAGAGAATTTTTGAAGCTCACCAATTGTTTGTGTTAGGACATTTGCGGTTGCAAGGGATGTGTTGCCTGTAACAGTTTCACCAGCAGCAAAGAGACCATCTTGTGATGTGACCTTAATTTGTGATGAATTGGCTTGCACGATATATGCATTTGAGGTTGTCGTTCCACCATCAACCCTTTCATCAGTAACAAACGTGCCTGACACAGCATTAAGGCCAAATGTAGTTGTTTGGTCATAGGTTGCTCCATTTGCAGCTGTACCACTAGCGAGTAATGGGTCCCTGAGTAGTCCAATCTTTCTGAAATCGTTAGAGGTTGTAAACTTACCACCCTCATCTTTGTCAAACTTACAGTTTACCATGACGTTAAACCCACCAAGTTCAGCGACAGCATCCTTACCGTGACCTGTTTTCGGTGCAATATAAGCAGTTGCTGTCACACCCGATGAACCGTTGGCACTAATAACAACGTTTGCTTGGGAATAATCTTGACCAACAGCAGTGACGGTCATAGAATATACTGTATTAGAGGTTGTGTTCATGGTTGCGATTGCTGTAGCACCTGTTCCATCACCCTGAAGCACAACTTTTGGTGCAACTGAATATGTGGTTGTTCCGTCTAACCCCGTTGAAACAGCAGATGCGAGTGTCGCCACCTTGGTCGAACCGACATAGTTGATGACCTCTTTCTGTTGGCCCAAACCCGTACCACCTGTTGTATAGAACATACTGCCATTGTATAAGTCATTCACAGCAGATGCGCCAGAAGCAAGTGTGACTGTAGTTGTGTTTCCAACAGCAGCGAGTGTGCCTGTGTGATAATTGTTATAGGTAGAACCACCAGCAGTTACGTCAACAATGTCAATAGAACCGTTGACTGCGGCTTGCTGGACACTCCACTGGTTAGAGCCATCGTTTGCTGATAGGGTCTTGACAGGGATGTATGATGCTGTGTTGTATTTTAATACGTCAGCGGCCGATACAGTATACATATATTTCCACTTGTATCCATCAGCAGTCGTTATAATGGAGGAAGAAGTACCTGACGGAGTTGAAGTAGAAAGACCACCATTGTTGTTGAACAAGCACTTATATACATGGTAATCACTTACCATCGCATAAAAGTTATTGGAAAATAATGTAGAATTGGTGTCTGAATATTCTGTATATAAAGTCCCTGAAGTCCAATTCACTCTTGGTATCACGTATGACACATCACTGGCTTCAACCTTCTTACATGATAACATGTCACGCCAATGGGCATACACGGTATTGGCAACTGCATCATTAGGTGTTGGAGGACTTGCATCATTGGTCCAAGCTTTCACACCTCCAATAAACATATACATTCTTGTAGGTGCAGCTTCACCAAAGGCTTCTTTGAATTGGTCAGCGTTATTTTGTCTGAATTTATGTGTTACAACTGAAGGCATGGCTAAAAGGTTCTCCTGTTTATATTGTTACTATTTATACATTTTTTATCTGTGTTACAAAACATTTCTCTTGTAAATCTCACCGTCTGTTAGACCACCTTGATAAAGACCATATACATCAAGGATTGAATTGGCCCAAGCTGTACCAAGTCCAGTAACGACAAATCCTTGGTCTGGATTAACATCATCTGGATCTCTAACCATGATAAAGTCACCACTTGAAAGGTTTGCAGAGAACGCTGTCCCTGTTGCTACAAAGGCTGAATTGTCACTGAGGGACCCAGAGGCAACATATTCAATACCAGCAATAGTGTTACTTTCGTATGCACTGATAATATCGGTGTAAGCGGTTGTGATTACGTTTGCGGTACAACCAACTATTGGCCAGTAGATCATAGAGGTTTCATCTACCTGTTCCTCAACCCGGTCAAAGAAGCCAAGACCATCAGTTAGTGTTGAATAGATATTAGCTGCTTCTAAGTCTCGACTCATAAGAAGAAGGTTTGCATTGGCACTGGCACCAAACCTATACACTGGCAGTTCAGTGGTCATGCCCCACCGTCTAGGTCCATAGTTAAACATACTGGTCAAGGTCGAATACATGTTTGCTGCTTCCATATTACCACCTATGAGAGCAAGGTTCGTGTTTGAACTGGCACCAAACGAATCAACATGGGCTTCAGTAGGCATCCCCCACCTTTTTTCTACTGTGGTAAAGATACTACTTAGTGTTGAATACACATTTCCTGCTTCCATCGCATCAGATGTAAGAGAAAGGTTTGTGTTTCCACTGGCACCAAATGAATTAACTGGTGCATGGGTGGGTATACCCCACCATCTGACATCGTAACCAAGCGCAGAGGTTACGACTGAAGAAGCGTTTGCAGCAGCTAGGTTAGCACTTAAACGGGCCGTCACCGTATTTGCACCATCTCCAAATGTTGGTCCAACATATACATCGGTGTTCCATAAAGCATCAAGGAAGTCAACGCTTGTGTTTTGGGAAACACCGATGTTTAGTCTGGTGTTGGCAAGACCATTGATGATGTCTGTAATTACTAGCTGACAAACACCGATGTTTAATCTGGTGTTGGCTAAACCACCCACTTGGTCGGTGTTCGTATTTGCAATAGCACCTACATTCAGGCGGACGTTTTCCACACCAGCTATTGTATCAAAATTTCTTGAGACAACATCTGTTACTCCTGTCATGTCAAGTGCTGAAAGTGCTAATTTAATTTCATATGATGTATTGATAATAGTATTTGCGGCAACTCTAGCTGATACTTGAGCAATAGCAGATTCTATAGTGAGCAGCAATTCATAAAGAGTGAATACTGATGGTGCTAAGTTAATCGTATCAACAGATTTGACCTTACTGAATAGTGCAACACCAGCCGGGTGTAGCAACTTCTTAACGATGTCTCTGAATTTGTTGATAAACTCACCGGTCTGTAACTCGTATGAAAACTCTTGGTAGTAGAGGTTGTCTTCTAAGTATTTGTCCCATGACAACCAACCCTTGGTTCCAACATATTGTCCCGATTCAGTAAAGTTCGCGCCACTCGCAGTAACGGTATACCCATTTGTAGAAGTAACCGTTTCAGCGTCTAAGAACGTTCCATCAATACTTGTTAGGAGTAATTCAAATACTTCAAATCCAGAGTCCAAGATTGTTTTGATTACCTGTTCAACAACGGCAGTGGCACCAGATGTCCCACCTGTAATTTCATATCCTTCCATGTTGTAGGTCGTATCATTACCATTGACTCTCAATTTCTTGTCTATTTGCCAACGACCATCAGAACACCTGAGTATATCTTCAGCAGGATAATAGAACTCTACGTCATCGTCATACAAGATTCTGAATAACAGTTTGTATGACTTCTCAGAGCCTCTAGCCCTGTAGAACGATTTGATGTTTTTTGCTAATAGTCTTTTGTCTGCTAGAACATTTTGTGGTATATTTGCCATCAACTCGTCGTGGAAATATACAACATATTGGTCTAGTGTCGCATCAATATCTCTGTATGAAAGTAGACTCTTGGTCGCATCAGTAACTTGACCAGATTCTTCCATCCATTCATAGTATGCTTTTACGAACGCTACTAGGTTTGGTCCGTCTTCTCTAACAAAGTCAGGAAATTGTTGTTCTATAAGGTTGGAATAATTTTTATTAACCATTTTACATCAACTACACTTCTCTATCTTCGGTTGTAGTTACTGTAGTATCATCAATTAGGAGAATTTGGTCCCTGACAGGTGTGATGTCTTTATTGACAGGTTCAGCAGAGAGTTTAATCACTCCACTATTATCTACAGCTGTAGGTAGGAAAGAATTGAGAGTGACTGTACCTGCTGCATAATCAATAGTACCTATAGCATCAGCAACGATAGCGACTGAACCTCCTGAAGTTCTCACAACCTGCATTATGTTATTAGATGCCGCATCTCGTAAATATGAACTATACCCCTCATATGTAAATGTAGTGGATACTATATCACCAGCATTCCCATTATCTTTAATTGCGTTAGTGAACTTCACCACATACGTTGTTGAAGTTGTAGTAGAGGGTGTAAAACGTTTTTGCATTTTCACAGTCGTTTCATTGCCTATGATAGCTGTTGTATCAACAGCATCAATATCTTTAATGAACTGGGAATATCTGAAAACCTTTCCGAAATCATTTAGGTTGTTTGTTTGGTAATCACTTATAGCAGTTCTTACTTGAGCTTCAATAGCTGCTCCAGATTTGGTTGTCCTGTCTGGATTGTAATTCACTTCTACTGTTGGTATAACATATAGATATGCAACATCTTGAACTTCTGGGTCAATTGACAACACATTGATTTTTTGTAGTGATGAAATTAGAGCAGCTTTTCTATTATCGGATATAACGGTTCCGACCTTGGGTTTCACAGCAATATACACTTTTCCGAACACTTGTGGGTCGTTATCATCTCCTCCCCACACCGATACAGCTGCGAAGTCTTGGTTATCTGCAATAATACGTCGTTCATAATCCTTCACGGTTACGGCTCTGTTCTGTCTTTCGTATGATAACGGTGCATTTTGTCGTATAGATTCCAGTGATTCTTCCACTTGTCCCCCAGAGCCAACGCTTACTGTGGATACTGTAATAGCAGAATGACCATCTATTGAGGTTGGGGGTGAGAAGGTACGAACACCATTTCCTTTAGTTGTGTTACATACTCTATATTTCAATATAACAACATTACCATCTGTAAGTTCCCTACCTATAACACCATCACCAAAGTATACACGATATTTCTTATCGTTATCTTCCTCTAAGAAGTAAATTTTCGAGGTTCCTGAGAGTTCAGTAATGTCATTTGCATAACTATATGATTGGACATTGGATGATGCTGCGGACTCTTGGACCGTAACTGTAAGGTTGGTAAGGTCAGCGTTCTCGTTAGGTATGAGGTAATCTACTGCATTTGAAGTGCTCACGGTGTATTTGTGAGTGAGTGGTAGTCCCTCAACCAATTGCATATTGCTTTCGATATAACCACCACTTGAGTTGGGTGTGATTACAACATCATTAACGTTTGAAAAAGTTAATGTTAGGTCGTCTATACTTGAAGAAAAGGTTGTGTCTGATGATATTGTTACAGTATTGGGTGAGGTGGTAGGCACAACGGTTACACTTACGTTCGCAACTGCACCTTTAGACCATGAAGGTAAATAACCAATCTCTTTAGCTCTCGATACTAAGTTATTCCGTATCAATGCAGTATCAAGGTACATTTCGTTAGCTACCATATTGGTGTAATATGTGTTGTAGTGTGTATTATATGCTAATAAGTCTAACAAAAGACTCATGTTTGAACCTTCAAAATCATAGTCATTGAATTTTGTTTGAGCTCTTAAGAAGGTTTTAAAGGATTCTTTGATGTTTTCAAAACCTAAATCCGAAACTGATAGTGTTGAATTTGCAATACCCATATTTTTACCTTACTCTTTCTATGAAAAGGTCCAACATAACAGGACGGACCTGATTATTAATTCGGAATGTAATCGTAATATTAAGACCATTTCTCTCTCTATCATCTCCAGTTTTAATTTCCAAAAGTTCTATTCTAGGTTCATAATTATTTAAAATTTCTCTAATACTATATTCTATATCAGATGCGGTAACATTAGTGAAGGGTTCAAAAAATGACTTTTTTACATTAGATCCTAGGAGTGGATTATAAGGCCTTTCATAAAACTCTGTAAAAATTAGATTCTTAACGGCTCTTTTAACAGCATATTCATTGGTCTCTATTACCAAATCCCTTGATACTGGATGTGGTGTCAAATTTAATGTGAAATCGCTGAATATTGTTTCGTCTGGTCTTGGCATTTGTTAGTTCTCTATTTTTTACTATTTATATCAAATTAATCCAAAAAAACGCTTGACAAACTCTAAAAACAGGTGTATAATTAGCGGTGTCGCCTTAGGGAAACCATAGGTACCTTAGGTTCCTTAAAGGTCCACACCTAACCCCCCGCAAAGCAATCTGGTGACCCTTCTGCAACAGCTGTGCAGTCTGTAACACCATCACCAATTCTTCCACATCCCTTACCGTTGATAAACACGGTTGTGGAACCTGTAGTAATAGGAGCTGTATGGTTGCAACAAGCAAAAGGGCAAGGTTTCAAGTGTATACAATTATCATCACCTTGTCTGGATATGCCGATACCATTTGCAAACACATCAGGTGATCTTTCAGCCCGAATTGGTAACGAACAATGACAAATATCTTCATCTTCCAAATCTCCTCTACAAATTGGAGGAGCATGCGAGTTAGCCGTCATTTTACCTACAAGGACATCTAGTGCAGCAATTGCTTCAGCAGTGGCGGCCGCACACATATCTATTCCTGCCAAGGTTCCAAAGTCAACATCATATTTGAATGAATTTATTACTGGATGACCCCCAGCGACAGAATCAGCATCCATAGCTGCACCAGCAGAAGCTACATTTGCATATGACTGCCAACCGCCTGCTGTCCTGATAGTGTAACTAGCATTAGCTCCCTCATATGTGGGCATTTTTTCCTCTTATTATTAGTATGGTTGTATCGACCCGGGTGGGTGTTCTTCATGCCAATCTGTCTTTGGACAGTTGTAAAATGTTGGAGCATGACGCCATATATGGTTAGATTGATCCGGTGCAGTTGGGTCATCGGGGTTATGCACTACAGGATTATTCAGGTTGATGTCGGGTCCTCCATAGATATTAACTGTATTACTAGATTTTATAATAACTGTTTTGTCAACTTGTTGGTGATATGCATCGCCAACTTTACTTATATGTTTGTCTAGGTAATCTTCCTCAACTTTTTCTAAAACCATGGTGTAATAATTACTAGTAAATACACGGTGAACATCACCGGCGACAGTTGTTTT